TTATCTCTTCTTCAAATAATCCGAGTAATATTCCTTGAGGAGATTAATGATTTGCTTCCCAATCAAGTAATAGTCCTCTGTCGGCAAGTTGGCTTGAGAGATGCGGAGTGTTCCGCTAGAAGCACCAAAACCTGTCCCGTCCATCAAGACAACGCCATTTTTGTCGGCAAGATTGAGCAAGAATTCTAAGTAATCAAAGTTTTCTTCCAAATAGATACGGAATTTCTTCCCAAAACGAATTTCGGCCAGTTGGTAAATATCTACGAGCGTATAATATTTAGCATTCTCTTTCGAGTTGTCTGGCTCTAACTTCATGGCTTTAAGCAAATCTTGATAGCGTTCATCGATAAGAGCATCACAAGCTTCAAAGTAAGGATCTGCCTCTTTACGATGAATCAAATGAGTAAAGGCAAATAGAACTTCCATGATTTGTTGCGGTGTAGAGAGACCAGCTGTATGATAGAGACCAACGGAACGTGAATCAGCAACAATACGTTCGATAAATGGTAACTCTTTAGTGTCATGGGTTACAATATCATAGCGCTTGTCGAGTTTTTCAATATCCTCGGGATCAAGTTCAGAGATAAGACGGTCAAAAACGTTATCTTCCTGCATGGCAATAAGCCCTAAACGCCAACCTGTTGCACCAAAAAGTTTTGAGAAAGAATAAACGAGAATGGTATTATAGGGAACGACACTATAGACAGATTGGAAATCTTGAACAAAAGTGCCATAGACATCGTCTGTAATAATGATGAGATCCGGATTTTTTTCAACAGCTCGTTTTAAAGCATCAAGAGTTTCTTGGCTGAATGCTTTAGATCCGGGATTTGATGGATTAACCAAGAAGAAGGCCTTGATTTCAGGATCTGATAATTTTTCGATTTCTGTTTCGGGAATGCTCCAATTGTCACTCTCATCAGAAGTAATTAATGTTTCAACGAGATTGAACTCACTTAGACCAGGAAGCTGCAAGTAAGGAGTAAAGATCGGCGTGTTAATAGCGATTTTATCACCCGGAACAACTAATTTATTGCGCTTGAGTGAGTTGAAAATGTAGACAATCGCAGCTGTACCGCCTTCCGTTGGGAAGATTTGTGTTTTGTCTTCGAGGTGAACGCCATTATACAGAATTTTTTCCATGAAACGGTTCAATACAATTTCTGTATTTCTCAGGCAACGGCTGGGAACGGGATAGTTATTTCCGATGGCACCATCAATAAATTCCTTAATCACATCGTCAATATTGAGTTTAAGGTCAATTTCGATATAGTCCATGACATCAATCAAGAATTTATCAATTTCGTCATCGTCAGGTTCTAAGAAAGCTTCAAAGCGTTGTCCGATTCCCTTTAATGTTGTGTAACCGGCCATATCAGCTTTTTCAATCGTACGAAGGGAGTCTTTAATACCAAATTCAATCAAGCGATTGAATGCTAAACGTGCTTTGGTATTAATCCAGTTTGGATTGCCACGACCGGCATTCAAAAAGATATTTGCTTTTTTATTTTTTTCTGCCAGTTTAAGCATTTCAAAGCTAACTTCAAAAGCTCCTAAACCGGTATAATCATTAATGGTAACTTCTTTTTCCATGTGTTCTCCCATTTAAATTTATTGAACTTTTGTTATTAATTATAACACAAAGAAAGCAAAAGTACTTATATGTATCAAACTGGTGCAAACCGTTTCTGTGACTGCTTTTGTAAAACTTTTATATAAAACCAGTAAGTGATTGATGTTTCGGGATTTTTCAAGAAGTTTCAAAACTATGCCCCTTTTTTTGCCCCTTTTTATAAAAAAACGAACCTTATTTTAGGTTCACTTTTTCAAGTTTTTCGACTATATTTTTACTCATTTTTTCAGTAACATGCGAATAGATTGCTAAGGTAGTTTGAGGATTACTATGGCCAACTCTCTCCATTATCGCTTTTAATGGAATACCAAGTTCTGTAAGTAATGCGATATGAGAATGCCTAAAAATATGAGTTGTTATCTTTTTATCAGACTTTACTTTTTTTAATCTTTCATTTATAGCACCGACAGATTCAGGCTTACCTTTAGCAGTAATGAAAATAAAATCATCTGGATCACCTTTATAATTTGGAAGTTTCTTCTTGTTGATTTCCATTTTTTCATTAATAATTTCTAGACATCTTTTAGTTAATGAAATTTTTCTATCTGAATAGATATTTTTAGGTGTTGTTTTTGAGCGAGTATAAATATCCCAGGAACCATTTATTTGAAGTGTATTACCCTGTATATTTTTTACTTGTATAGCTAAGCATTCTCCACATCTGATACCAGTTAGAGCCATAAACTCAATTAATAATGCAGTAGACTTATTAATGATTTGCATCTGTTTAATTACATCTTTAAGTTCTTTTTTCTCTAGATATTTATTCTTTTTATTTTCTCTTTGTTCTAGAGTTTCAATTTTGCGTTTTATTTTGACTTTTCGCACTGGATTTGTATCAATGTATTCTTTTGAGATCGCATAATCTAATACCATATTAAATTGAGCTTTTACAATAGAAATATAAATAAAAGAATAATTCTTTTTATAATAAAGATCTTCAAGTATATCTATAATTAGCGTAGAAGTAATATCACTAATGAGAGTATCTTTATTAATATATTCTCGTATCTTAATTTTTGCATTTTCTCGAGAAGCGTTTGATCTAACCTTGATAGTATCTTTCGTAACTTCTAGAAATCTATCTTGTACCTCCCAAAATGTGATAGAAGAAGTATCATTTTCTAGGGCTTGTTTTTCTTTCTTTGCTTCAATCTTATTATAAAGGAGTCTAGCAGCTTCATTTTGCGCCCTAGTACTATTCTTTTCAAGAGTGACAGTAACTTTACGTATTTTTCCTTGGACGTCTGTATACCGCTCACAGTACTTAAATTTACCGTTATCTAAATCTTCTATCCACATTTGATTTATACTCCTTTTTCTTGTAAAATAGAGTACAAGAAAACTTCACGTAAGTCGTGTTGTTTTTGTACTTACTTATTTAAATCCGCCCTTGCCGTCCAAAGCTTATGGGCGGATTTTTATTTGTTAAGCATTAAATTTATTTTTACTTGTGATTTGTCCACTAGTTTTATCGTATTGGATTGTAATACTTTCCATAGTGCCTTTAGTCCATGAAACAGAAGACCATGTCACAGTTACTGTTGTTTGGTCACCTACACTTGATTCTGAAGTATTATCTGGTTTACCAACTTTAGATTCAATATCTGTGAATGGAGTACCACCAGAATATGACATATTCCCATTAGCATCAAAGTCCATTTTTGCTACTACAATTGAATCGTAAATTTCTTGAGTCCAACCATTTTTTGGTTTTTCTGAAGAACTTTGTTCTGTTGATTTTTCTTCTTTTGAAGTTTGTGTGGTTTCTGTAGATTTAGATGTACTTGAATCTTTCTTATCATCCGATCCACCCCCAAGTGCGCCACCAATTGCAAAAACAACAATAACTACTAAAATCCAAAACCAAATACGTTTGTAGATTGGTTTTTTAGTCTTAGGTGTTTCTGAACTATTTTTCATAAAAAATTCTCCTTACCCTTTTAACGTGGTTAGCGCACGTAGTTTATTTATAGTATATAAATATTTAATTGAACAATCAAATATTCACTGAAGGTTTCAAACAGCAAATTGTTCCTTATAAATTGCATTTACTAGTGAATATGTGTAATCGTATGGGCATCCAGTTATATCAATAAATAGAGAAAAGTAGTTAAAGTTCCCTCCCTCGGACTCAAATAAGCTCCATAAATAGATAATAGCTTCTTTGTTTGTCCGTTTTTCCTGTGAGCTAGTAGTATCACATTCTCCAAGACGATGACTGTCATTATTCTTAATATGCATCAATTCATGGGATAGTTTAAATGCTTTAACCGTAGCGGGGTTAAAAATCGTTATCTTTTTTCTATTATTTGTTACAGCGTCTAAAGGGAATGAGTTGTCCCCAATAACTTCAATTCCATATTTTTCAATTTCAAGAATGAGGCGCTCTATTAGTTCCTGTTCGTTCATAGAGCCTCCAATTAATCTTCAAGACGTTTACCCAAAATAAGTTTTAATGCAGATTTTACTTCATCAGTAAGTGGTTTACCATCAAAAGAAACCCACTCGTCCCAATCAACTTTGCTTTCGTCAACAATATCAGCAAGGTCCACAGGCTCTTTTATTACAGTGAGTTCCTCACGACCTAGAAGATAATCAACTGAAACATGAAAATAATCTGCTACTTTTGCTAAGTGTTCTGCTGAAGGAGATTTTTTACTTTTTAAGTTGTAAAAGTAATTTGGACTAAATCCAAGATCACTTGCAACTTTTTGGAGTGATTTGCCTTGTCTGTCAGCAAGTTCTTTTATTCTATCAAATGTAGTCATATCAAGCCTTTCAAAGGTATGACAAAAAATAATTCACTTTTTCGTGATATTTTGCTTGACAAATATAACTCGAAAGAGTAAAATAGTTTTTGTAAAGATAAATTATATTTCTAATAAAGAAAACCTAAAAATACTTAATGAACACAGCCGCCAAGCAAGTTTTATAAAGTGTTTAATAGGCTCTTTAACTATGCCTTTATTTTACTCGTTCGTGAGAAAAAAGTCAAGCATAAACATATAATAATATAAAAATTCTTTATAAAAACTTTATTTTGAAAAAAGGAGGAAATTATGACACAAGAAAAATTTGAGCGTTACCGTAAAGCTGTGGAGGAATTGAAAAATAGGAAAGGCTATACACTTGCTTTTCTTGCAGATATTGCTTCAGAAAAGGCAGATTCTAAAATTCCTGCTAGTCGTATGTCAAATGTTATGAGCGGGAAAGAGAACGGTAAGGCAGCATTAGTTATTTTAGCTGATATTGCCTTTATCTACGATTTAGATGTTTAGAAAGGATAAAAATGTCATACAAACCAGATGATTATTTGAAATTAAAGGACATTGAAATAGAATTTGATATTTCAAGAACAACGGTATATCGAATAAAAAAATCAATGGAGTTATTTCCAAGATTCCGTTCAGGTTTATTTTTAGGCGGCAAAAGAATTCGATTTAAAGAGTTAGAAGAATTTATGCAGTATATAGATACTCCTGAGTATAAGCAAGAGTTGAATAAACTTAAAGCGGTCATTAAATAAAGAAAGGAACAAAAATGTTCGGAATAAAATCAGCTCGAGAAAAAGAGCTTGAAAAAGAAAATGAGTTTTTAAGAAAAGAAGTTGAATATCTTCGTAAAGGTTGGGAAGACTGGGAAACGTATGCAGAAGAACTCCATAAATTCTTTGACCGTAAGAATGAAGAAAATCAGCTTGTTATCAATGATTTGACACGTCAAGTTATGGCAAGTAAAAAAGCTCCCAGCAGCAACTAGGAGCGAGTAGAAACTTTGGAAAGATTCTACTCATAGTATAGCACAAGAGGGTAACTATTTGAAAAAGAAAAAAAGAAAAATAAAATACCTAAAAAAAAGAATGGAGCATTTTCAATTTGTTCATGACATTTTAAATTCAAATAATAAAAAGTATTACTTGGAAAAAGAATGGCTTGATAATGTTGAGTTAATTTCAAAGAAAGCAGCACTGCAAGAAGTAGAGAAGTGTCAGAAAGAATTAGATTCACTTACTTCTGCATCATATTTGAAATTATTGCGCCGATTACGCCACCAATGACTAAATTAAGTATCCAAAAAATAGCTTTAACTACTTTATAGGATGTGAGTGTTGCCCAAAGTCCAGAAAAATTAGTTCCACGCATTTTCCACTTTGAAATATCAGTTTTTAAATTATTGTTAATTGCGTAGGTGATAAAACTTGAAAAAAGATTAACTTTAGAAGAAGTAGAAAGGCTGAGCTTTACGTATTCTCTATTGTCGAATGCTAATGCTTCTTCTTTACCACTTAAAAAGTTTTTGTCATTAAAATTATTTTTATCCAACAACTTTTGTATATGGGGATTGCCAATATAGCCACCCCCATAATAGAGTTTAAATAAGTGACCTATATCAATCTTTTTATCATTGTCAATCACAACTGGATTCCCACCTAATACTTTGTGACGAAGCTCAAGTGCTCCAAACCCGAATGAATTGTCTCGCATATTCCAGTGCAACCAAATTTTTTCAGATTTTTTACTTACAAAATCGAAGAAATCATCTAATAATTTCTTTTCAATTTTTAGGTAATTAGCGTCTGTGATATCAAGTTGAAGTTGCTCTGCAATTTGATGAATTGAAAAGTTATTTGTTTGGGCATTATTAAACTGTCGAACAGAAATAGAAGCAATCCTTGGGCTTTTACCTCCGAGATTAAAGAAACTTTCGCAAGAGTAATGGATAATTAAATATTTTTCTGGCGAACGTTCTATATTTCTTAAAATTTTATCGGCATGTTTGTAGTCAGAATATCTTGACATTAGTTCCCCTAAATTAGTTTTTAAGTAAATTATATCAAAAAGAAAGTAGGTATACATGAGTTTATACGATTTAACCGCTGATTGGCAACAAGTCTACGATATGGAAGACTTGGATGCCGAAACGTGGGCAGATACTTTAGAGAGTATCGAAGGAGAAATTAAAGACAAAGCTGTAAATATTGGCTATGTTGTGAAAAACCTTGAAGCTGATGAAGCGGCCTTGGCTGCTGAAATCAAACGACTTCAAGATAAGAAAAAAGCAGTAATTAAAAAGAAGCAAGGTCTAAAAGACTACTTACAAAGTAGTATGTATGCAGTTGGATTAAGAAAAATTCAAAGTGCACCGTTCAATATTCGCATTCAAAAGAACACCAAATCATTAACATTTGACAATGAAGAGCAATTCATGAAAAACGAATTCTATGATAACTACTTTATTCCTCAACCACCTAAGCTGGATAAGAAGCAAATGCTTGAAGATTTGAAGAACGGAGTAGTTATTGAAGGGGTTGAGTTGCAACAATCAGAAAGTTTGAGGTTTTAGATATGAAAGAACAATTGAAATTCGGAGAATCATTCACGATTATCTTCGATGAAATGAGTATAAGAATAGTTTCTCCAGAAGATATCTTGGTAGTCAATGTATATATTGACATCACAGTAAAAGACAAAGATGTTTTGGATAGTGAAATGTTTAAACCTCGGAAAGATTATAAATTAAAGGCAGATATTGATGTCAAGGAAAATCACATTAACGACTTAAATTATCTTTCAGAAATTCATAAAGTTTTAGGGGAAACAAAGAAACTCTTAGCATTCTTGAGTTTGAATGAAAAGAATTTCCTTGAAAAAGTTGTTCCAGAATTGAGGGTTAAAGCGTATGAGAATTCTATCAATTGATCCAGGTTCAAATAAAGCAAAAACCTCAACCACAGGGATTGTCCTATTGGATAATTCAAAACTTGTTGATTATTGGGTTGTAGGTTATGGAGTGAGAAACTTCAAAGAATGGTCAGTTGAAGTAGGAGGTCACTTAAGACCGGATATTGTTCTAGCTGAAAAATTTGAATTGCGAGACGGTTCTGCAGATAATTCTGTTTTAGAAACGCTTGCTGCAATTGAAGCTTGGGCACCAGATGTTACCTTAGTAAGAAATGCAGGATATGCAAGTGACATCCCAGATGATTTGCTAAAAGACTTGGGGCTTTATAATTTTGAAAAAAGTCATCACCAAGATGTTAGAGCAGCTGCAAGACTTGCTTTGTTCTGGGCTATGAGAAATGATGTTCAAGAAGTTATTGATGATATAGGAGGACGACTTGAAGCTAATACTTAGAAAATGGCAAGAAGAAGCCGTTAAGCGCTCTGAGCGGTCTCCCAAAGGTATTTTCTTAGAAGCATTGGGAGGTCGCGGGAAAACAATTTGTGCTTTAGCTATCGCCAAGTCAAAAAATGCTAAGAAAATTATCATTACAAATAACCGCTTAAGTATTCTTCAGGGGTGGCATGAAGCAATTAAAATTCTTGATTTTGATTCCAGTGTGGAGTTTATTATCAAAACAGACAAATCTTTGCAAAACGATATCAAAAAAGGTAATAAATTGACTGCTGATGTGCTTATTATTGATGAATGGCAGAATATGTCGAGTGATAAGCAAACGAGCTTATATCGCAAAATAAAGCGTAATTACACTATAGGTTTATCCGCAACTCCAATTCGGAAAAAAGGTCAAAACTTTTATGCCTTAGAAAAAACCATATGGGGCAAAGCAGAACCTAATACAAAATTTTCTTGGCAAAAGATACACGGCGAAATGGTTTATGATCCGTTCACTTACTCAAAAGAAAAGTGGAAAGATTTTAGAGACTATGAACGCTATATTAGTGAACTTCCCAACTTTTTTCGATGGGAAGAGATTGAAGAATTTGAAAAAGCCAAAATCAATAACGGCCATGAAATCAAATATTTTAAAAAGAAAATACCAGTAGCTAATAGAAAGCTGCTAGAAAAATTTGAAAAATATAACTTGGTTTCAGTTGATGGAAAAAGCGCCATGGCAAAACAGTCATTTGGCAGAAAATCATTTGAGCGTTATCTCAAACAAACGAATATCTCTGTTGAGTTTCCAAAAATAAGACCAACGGATGGTGATACACCGTTGTTATTAGAGATCGATAGACTTCTTTCAAAAGCTCCGCATCATGTTCTGGTTGTTACGAAATCTGTTGATATTGCTGAACTTATCAAAAGTCGTAATCCTAAGATTGGAATTTGGACTGGGAAAGAAAAGTCGAATACTGAGAATAATAGTATTGTTGCTACTCAACAAGTACTCGGAGTTGGTGTAGATGGCTTACAAAAACAATTTGAAACTCTCTTAGTTCTTGATCCCGTAGAAGAAAGCAGTGGGGAGTATGACGATTATCGTCAATTGCTTTGGAGAATAACAGGAAGCCGACAGCAACATGATGTGAATATTGTTGAATTTTATTATGAATGAAAGAAAGGGGAACTATGTTCCAATTACCAAAAAATGAACCACAAGTACCAAAAGACACACCAAGAAATTTCTTTATTTTCGGTGAAACAATGAGTGGAAAAAGTTATTTAGCAAATGAATTTCCAAGTCCAATCATTATCAATACGGATGGGAATGCAGAAGCAAATACTGTTCCTGCAATCCAACTTTCAAATGTCAAAGACAGAAACGGAAAAATAACAAAATCGGTCATTGACCAACTTTCAGAAATTGTTTTGGCTCTTCAAACACAACAACACTCTTATAAGACAGTAATTGTTGATGTTATTGATGACGTTATTGAGATGATTCGAATTGCAATTTGCAATGAATACAATGTGCGGAGTCTGGGGGATATCCCTTGGGGGAAAGGCCGTGAACTTTTTAATCAAACACTCGGCGAGCTTGTTCTCGATCTCAAAGCACTTCCTGTTAACGTTATTTATATTTCACGTCAAATAACTAAAACAGATCCAAACACTGATCAAGTTTCTGAAATTCCAAGTTTGAAAGAAACTTACGTTAATCTAATCAACGGGAATTCTGATTTAATGATTCAAACTCAAAAAGTCGGCAACAATTATATCCGAAAAGTTGACCGTAAACGTAAAGCTTATAAAGCAGAACAAGTAGATGATAAGAAGATTTTATCCATTCTTCAATCAATCAAAGGAGCACTTGATACATCAGGAGCTTCAAAATCAAAAGCAGAAAAATTTTAAATAAAAAATAGGAGAAATATATTATGTCATTTTTAGAAATCGCACAAGAAATTAAAAAATCAGGATTCGATGCACGCAAAGACAGTGCCAACGGTGGGGGCGAAGGACTTCCAGTGGGGACTTATATTGTCATGCTCAAAGTTGCAGGATTTCATATTGCACCAAGTGGTTGGGAATATCTCCGTTATAATTTTGAAGTTCAAGATGGGGACTTTGCTGGAAAAGAAGAAATTGTTACTTTCGGAACTTTGGAAACATGGGGCGGTAAAAATATGAAATTTATGGTCGAACGCGGCATCAAGTTTTTTCAAAAAGCTGTTGTTCTTTCGGATGATGAATTACTTCAATCAGACTTTGAAGATGGTCATAGCTTGGCAGATGCTTTAAATCGTAAAGCTGTAGGATCGTTTTATACTCTTGAAATTACAGAATACACAAATAAAAAAGGACAAACCTATCGCCAGTATGATCTAAATGAAGTCGAAGAGACAGTTAATACTCCAGAGCCTGATTTTGGACGAGATGCCGGAGCAGTAGAGAACGGAGAAATCTCAGATAAAGACCTTCCATTCTAAGAGGTACTACTATGCAAATGAAAGATTTTGCGCTTCGATATTGCAAGATGGGGCTTTCAGTTATACCCATTAATCCCAGAAATAAGCGCCCACTGATTAAGTTTGCGGACCAACCAAGTTTAACTGCAGAAAGAATTGAAGAAATATGGACGGAGTTTCCTACTGCGAATATTGCACTAAAAACAGACAAATTCTTTGTGATTGATATTGATGTCCACGGAGACGAGAATGGCTATGAAAGTTTGAAAAACTGGAAGCACGTCAATTTGATTACTCCAACACTTCAAGCTAAAACAGCGAGTGGTGGGAAGCATCTCTTTTATTTAAAACGTGAGGATATGCCCCTCACTCAGATGTGTCCTTGGCTTAAAGGTGTAGATGTAAAAGCTCATGATAACAATTATGTGCTTGTAGCACCCTCAGCTACAGACAAGGGAGTGTATGAGTGGGATTTAGAGAAATCTCCTCCTGGTGGAACAATGGTTACTGCAAGTAAAGAACTTGTGAAAGCTATGAAGGCAGAAAAAAAGCAAAGTTCGGGATTAAAAGAACTTTACTTTCAAAGCAGAAGCCAAGGTGGCAAAACTAAAACAACAGAGCTTTTTGAAATAGTCTTAAAAGGCTGGGGAGATGTTGGCGGACGGAATGCAAAATGCGCAAGTTTCATTGGTGGATTGCTCTTACGTGGAGTTGATGAAGAAGATGCTTATAATTTAGCAAAATTAGCTAATGATAACAGTTTAGAGCCTTTACCTGATAAAGAGTTAGAGCGGACTGTTGAAAGCATGATCAATAAAGATAGAAGAAAATAGAAAAACAGGCTTTTTGCAGGAAGGAAATGTAAGTCGGGCGGTATGTGCTATTGAAGTCCCACCGCTAACCTTTAGGTGAAATAAATGAATGTAATAAACCTACTTGAAACTATCACTCCAGATGTCGAGGTAGTGTTCAAGGATAAACAGAATAAAACAATTATCAAATGGGAGCATGGTTTTGACACTGAAGTATTAGATACAACTTTTCAATTTAAAAAGATTTTAACGTTGAATCCAGAGCGTGCTGGCTATATAACAGTAATTGTGGAGGACTAAAATATGTCATTAAGAGAAGAATTTTTAAATTATTTATCAAGTAAAGGAATACAATTTTCTCCTTGTGTATTTAAAGATGAAAAAGCTATTCCCCCTCGAGAAGATTGGGAGGAAATTGTGGAAACATTTCACAATTTCGTGAAGAGGAAAAAGCATGAAAAATTGTAGATATTGCGGTCAAATCCATCCAGTACCTGTGTACTATACGACTTGCCAGAACTGCGGTATAAAAGTACCGTTCAAAGAAGCAAAAGAAAAAGGACACGTTACTTTTTGTAAGACGTGCCTGGAGGTGAGATGATGAAGAAGTTTGAAGAAGAAGTAAGAAAAAATGGTGGGGGATGCTTTGAAGTTTTTAAGAACGGTAAAACTACTTACGAAATCCAAGGGTTAACAAGTAGTCCGCTAATAATTTTTGGAGACTGGGTAAGCCCAGAGGACCATCAAGCAGAGGTTGGGAAAATTGAGCTACAGAATTTAAAATATCGTGAAGAAATTGCAAGAATGCAAAAGGCACTTCGCAAGAAAAACAAAGCTATCAAAGAGTTAAATGGCGCTGTTAAGAAGAGTAAAGCACGACTCAAAGAATGCGAAGATTTAAGAATTGAAGCTAATAACGACGCTGCTATTGAATATTCCCGTAAATGCGAAGTTGTAAAAGATCGAGCAGAACTTAAGCGTGAAAACCAACGATTAAGAAATTTGTTAGAGGCTGCGGGAGAAACTTCTAAAGAACTACTTGACATTAACAAAAAGTTACGAGGAGATCTTGGTGATGCTCTAGGAAAATTGAGAGGTGCTGAAGATTATATTAAACAACTCAAATCCCAGCTCGAAAAGCAGCAAGCTCTTCCAGAGATTCCGCAGTTTGTGGCGACTGAAATTGAACGATTGAAAAGCGAAGGAATAAAAACGTTATGTGATTTCTATAATTGTGATGTTGACTGGATGACATTCGGTATGGAAGATCTTAGAGGTGATGAGTTCGCAGTTGCAAAATGGTTTTATCATAATACAGAAACCTTTGAATTAGCTTATAGCTATGGCTACACAGTTGCCAAGGAGAAGCGGTTTTATCTGAAAGATGACAGGGAACTTGAATCTGTAGGCGATACTTGTATTGGATACGTAACTTTATACTTAAAGAATGACGGATATTTAACAACAGATAAAACTCGTGCTGGAAAATTCACTCAATCACAAATCGACAGCATGGATACTGGAAGCTATGAGCGGATTGAGGTAACAGAATGAGCAAGTTTGCTATGGATTCTGTAAAGGCACTATCAGAAATAAAAAAAGATGTTCAAGAAAATATTGATCGATATTATAGAGACATCATGATTGCCGACAGTCTTTGGGACCAGAAAAACGCACTTGGGGAGCTTCAGCTTTATATGAAAAGACAAATTAAAAAAATAAAAGAGGTTGAGGATAGTAAATGACACAAACAGCAAAAGAACGAATTGAAGAAGAACACAACTTTCCAAAATACAATTTAGACGCTGATTTTTGGAGGAATCGTTGGTGTGAAGCTTCTGCTGAAGCATTACAGCAAAAGTTGGAGTTTATCAAGCTTGAAAAGAAACTTGCCACGGCTGTTGAAGCGCTGAAAGAAATATCGAAGGAGAAAATACCTTTTAGAAATGGATGTTTTTATGGAGAGGAAACTTCAGAAGGTGCTTTAAAAGCTAAGCAAGCACTCGCAGAAATCGGAGAGGACAGATGAGTAAAGATTGGACAGGAAATAGAGTAGCTTCGTTTGCAACTCTTGGGGCAAGTAACCATAGCGCAGGAATTAGAGAAGAAAATGATTACTATGCTACAGACCCAAAAGCAGTTGAATTGCTTTTAGAAAAAGAAAAATTCAATTCAATTATATTTGAGCCGTCTTGTGGAGAAGGTCATATTTCAAGAGTGCTTTTAGATAATGGATATGCTGTCAAAAGTGCTGATTTAATTGATAGAGGATTTGGAGATGTTAAAGATTTCTTTGAAACGGACGAATTTAATGGTGATATCATCACTAATCCACCTTATAAGATGGCCCTTGATTTCGTAAAACATTCTCTTGATATTATTCCAGAGGGAAATAAAGTCGCAATGTTTTTAAAGCTGCAGTTCCTAGAAGGAAAAGCACGAAAAGAATTTTATAAGAACAATCCGCCTAAGAAAATCTATGTAGCAAGTGGTCGGTTAATTTGTGCAAAGAATGGTGAGTTTGAAAAATACAAATCAAGTGCGGTAGCTTATGCTTGGTTTATTTGGGAAAAAGGATATAAAGGTAGTCCTGAGATTGATTGGATTAACTGAATATTAGGTGGAAAATGAGTAAAGACACAGCACGGCAAGAAGTAGAGAAAGTCTGCTTTGCTTATGAAAAAGCGGGGAAAACAGGCAATAAGAAGGACTGGAGCAAATTCTATGATTTAGAAGAACAACTAATCAAAAAAGTCGCAGTTGCAAACCAACCAAAACTCAGCCTACCGAAGAAGATTGCGGAGGAGCTGGAAGAATATGATATTGGAGAAAAAGGAAATTACAGTCTATTTAGTTTGTCAGAAGAGGCACGAGAATTCTACTTAACCCACAATAATATAGTGACAATTTATTTTGCCAGCAAGGCGCTCGGTGTTGAGCTTGTGGGGGTTACAGATGAGTAAAGAGTTATATTTTTGCTCAGTATGCAATTATCCTATGTTCACTGAAGAGGTCATTCCACAGCTAAAAGAGCAGCTTTGTAGTGATTGTGAGCACAGAATAAAGCTTAAAAGTTCAATTCGAGAATTTCAGAAACAGATTGAAAAACTTATTATTCCAACGGCTGATAGGATAGAAAAATATCTTAGTAAGTTATTCAAAAATTAACCCGTTTTAACCAAAATAAAAAAAGCCTTATAAAGGCAGTGATTACAAGGGAGTACAGCTCATAAAGCCACTTCCGATTATATTATATATTTACCATAGTTATAGGAGAAAGAAATGACAGTAAAAGAACAATTTTTAAACGACATCAAAGAAGCATTCCAAGAAGATGATCGAGGATTATTAGAAGTTTACATTGAAATGCCAGACATGCCAGCTAGAGAAAAAATTACAAATAGTTTTATGAATTATCAAGCAAAGCATGATTACTATGAAAAAGCTTATGATGATGATTTACATTTGAAAGCTAATTCAGATATCTTCATTGTCTTTTATGAAGTAGGTGGTAAAAAAGTTGAGGTAACTGAGTGACATGGACCACAGAGAATTAGAACTGAATTATCACTGTTATTTATGCGATAGACAGATAAAAGAAGCTGAATTTATACCAGGACAAGATAAACAAGTCTGTGATATATGTGAGGCTAGATTGGAGTATGAATGAAATCAAGCTGGAAAAAGCAAAGGCTTGCTACCAAGAAGCGGAGTATTAAGTTAATGAAGTGGAAGAATAACTTCATTAGGAAATATGGATATAAAAGGATAGCAGCATTTGGCGTTAGAACTAGTGAAGCAGCACGCAAGCTCGCGGATGCTTTCTATCCTGTTCTTAAGTCTATCAGAGAATTACAGAAAGCAAATGAGGTAGTGAAGTGACTGAGGTGGAAAAATATAAAAGAGTTTTATCTTGGTTAAAAGAAAAAGCGGATGAAACAACTCATAAAGTGTTTTGTGAATGTTGTGGTCCTGAAAAAGTCTATACGGATCAAGCAGTTGAAGCAAGAAAACTTTTAGACGAGATTGAAGAATTAGATGATGAGGGAGTGAGGTATTGGAATGAATAAATTTATTGAAAACACAGTGGTTGGTATTGTAGTAGCAGGATTTACGGTGCTGTTTATTGCAATTATATTCAGTATTGTTAAATGGGTTTTAGGTTTTTAGAAAATAAAAAGCCCGCTGGGTAAATCTTAATGAAAGGAGGATGTGAAGACGGGAGAAGCAATAAAAATACAAGCAGCTTTTCAGCTTACCAAGGACGACGGTATCAAAGTAAATTCAAGTTATAATGTGCTTTTAGCTTTGAAAACAGATTGGAATATTAATGGATCACTAAAGTACAATGAATTTACAGAAGACTGTGAGATTACAAAACAGTTGAAGATGGGCGATACTACGTTTGAGCCTGGAGAGTTACCCAGTAATTTTGAAAGTGTATTGACAATCTACCTTGAGCAGGAACTTGGAGTTTCATTCACAGGAGTAGCTATAAAAAATGGTCTCGAAGCTTTCTTCACTCAGAAAAAGTACAATCCAGTGAAGGATTTCATGGAAAAATGCAAAGAAGGCTGGGATGGAAAAGAAAGAATAAACAGTTTGTTTCAACAGTACTTAGGAGCTGAAGATACTGAACTAATTCAAAAAATTGCGTTACTTTTCTTTGTAGCAGCAGTGAAAAAAGTTTATGAACCAGACTTCAAATTTGACTATGTTTTGGACCTAGTTGGGGGACAAGGTATCGGTAAGACTTCTATTCTCCAAAAAATTGGGGGGATATGGTACACAGATTCAATCACTGACTTTCAGAATAAAGATAACTTTGACCTAATGATCCGTTCATTAATCGTCAATGATGATGAGATGGTCGCGAGTAAGAAAATGGGATTTGCTGAATTAAAATCATTTATTTCAAAAACTCATTTACGTTTCCGAAAAGCTTATGCAAGACGGGCCCAAGAATATGCAAAGAAGTTTGTCATTGCTAGAACTACAAATGAAGTTGCCTATTTAAGAGACAAGACTGGAGAACGCAGGTTCTTGCCTGTTATGGTAGGCATGCAAAAGCAAGAGCATCATCCTATGAATATGTCAGATGATGTAGTGAAGCAAATCTGGGGTGAAGCTATGGTTTTATATCATGGGGGCTATCCTACAGTTTTCAGTAAGGATGAAGAAGCCGAGCTTGAGAAATATCGTGAGCAATTTATGTATGTTGACGAGATTGAAAGTCTGCTTGATGAATATCTGGATATGCCAGTCCCTCAAGATTGGGATAAGATGGGTAGCACACAGCAGTACTCTTACACTCAAGCTTATATAAACAATACTTCTATAAAGGCTACAGGTAAGAAAACTAAGCAAAATAAGATAGCAACTCGTGATATTTTGGCAAATGTGTTTAGTAGTGATGCAACTCGAGGTAAGTTATCTAAAAAAATAAATTATCTCATGACGAATAAGAAAGATTGGGAAGCTGGAAGATTTAGATCAAACGATAAAATGATTCGAGGTTTTATTAGAAAATAGTCATGTCACATGTGACATGTCGGATACTAAAAGTGTGACATGTGTGACATGAAGAAATTGTATGATGTCACAGCTCTAAAGCCTTATTTTATATGGAGTTATATACTATTTGTGACATGTGACATGTTATTTATAAAAGTTACTCTCTATAATATATAAATAGCTATATAGAGCCATTTGTAAAAACAACTAATACTGTACAGCTAAAGTTTTGAAAAGTCATGTCACATGTCACATTTAATTTAATTAGAAGAAAATAATAAAAGGGGATAGAATGGCGGATGAGTTAGACCGATTGATAGTTGATTATGTCACTGGAATGCTTGCTGTAAAAATCAATGCTCATGAAAAATGGATAACACGCCAAATACATGAGGAAAATATAGGAGGAAGTAAGCAACCAAGCAATACAGCACCGCAAGAACGTCGATTAATTACTATTGAAGAAGACACTAAACTTCAAAAAATGAAGGATCAACAGGAAATATTGGATCAATTGATTGGTACGGTGAGTGATGAATTGAGAGATACTATCAAGTATAAATTCAAATATAGATTGAATTGGGACCAAGTAGGGCAAAGGATGTTGAAGGATTCAAGCGGCTTAAGAAAGAAGTATAAAGACTTCAAAGAAACAGTAAGAAAAGGCCTTTGGGCTCATTTGATGTAGCATTTTTTTCCCAGAATTTTCCCATTTTTGTCCGGATTTAAGTGTTAATATTGTATTATGAACAACTGAGCAGAACACAAATCTAAAAAGTCTCGGTGAACAAAGAGTGCTAATGTTGTTCAACAATAAGTCGGTAGCAAAAGCTATCGGCTTTTTGTATTTAGATATTGAAGGAGAGGACATGGCACTAAGAGCGGACAGGTCTGGCGCACATCGTGTAGCATTTGATAAGAACCGTAAGGTTCTATTAAAGACACAGAACACTTGTGGTATCTGTGGTAAGCAGATTGATAAGAGACTTAAAGCACCTGATCCAATGAGTCCAGTTGTTGACCATATCATTCCTATTAATAAAGGTGGACATCCTTCTGCGATTGAGAACTTACAGCTCGCTCATTGGACTTGTAACCGCCAGAAGTCTGACAAGTTATTCAAGAATAAACAAGAAGAACCTAAAGTGCTTGGTAACCGCAACCTGCCACAGAGCCGTGATTGGGCTTCTTATGTATCTTAATTTATTTATGAATAACTATATTAAAAATAATTTTAAACGCAAGAGAAAGTAAATAGGGGGGCATAGCACCCTCCCCCTGGGTCGGCTCGTACTTCACGCCGTCACTGTACATTTTTTCTCACGCGACTTTAGAAAGGAGCAAAAAATTGACTGAAAAAGGTATTGGATACCTGAGATTTAAGCTATCTGTTCATAAACGAAGAGCAGAAATGCGCTATGAACAATATGCAATGAAGCATGTTGATAGATTCAAAGGGATTACAATTCCACAAGCATTAAGCCAACAATATCGTTCAATATTAGGGTGGTGTGCAAAAGGAGTTGATAGTCTTGCAGACCGTCTTGTTTTTAGAGAATTTGAAAATGATAACTTTACAGTAAATGAAATTTTTGAGGAAAATAATCCTGATATATTTTTTGATAGTGCTGTTTTGTCATCACTTATTGCATCATGTAGCTTTATTTATATTTCTAAAGGTGAAAATGATGCAGTACGACTTCAAGTTATAGAAGCGGTTAATGCAACAGGAATCATCGACCCAATTACTGGGTTACTGACAGAAGGGTATGCAGTTTTAGAACGAGATGAAAACAATAATGTTGTTCTTGAAGCTCATTTCTTGCCTGATAGAACAGATTATTATTATCGTGATTCACGTAATAATATTTCGATTGCTAATCCAACAGGTCATCCATTGTTAGTGCCTATCATTCACCGTCCTGATGCAGTTCGTCCATTTGGACGTTCTCGTATCACACGTTCAGGAATGTATTGGCAAAGCAATGCAAAACGAACCCTTGAAAGAGCTGATGTAACAGCTGAGTTTTATTCTTTCCCTCAAAAATATGTAACTGGATTGAGTGATGATGCGGAGCCAATGGAAACTTGGAAAGCCACAGTTTCAAGCATGTTGCAATTTACAAAAGACGAGGATGGCGATAAACCAACTCTTGGACAATTTACTCAACCAAGCATGTCGCCATTTACTGAACAACTCAGAACTGCAGCGGCTGGTTTTGCTGGTGAAACTGGATTAACTCTTGATGATTTAGGATTTGTTTCTGATAATCCATCATCGGTTGAAGCAATTAAGGCAAGTCATGAAAACTTACGATTGGCTGGTAGAAAGGCTCAACGAAGTTTGGGAGCAGGATTACTAAATGTAGCTTATCTTGCAGCATGTTTGCGTGATGATGTACCTTATCTAAGAGAACAGTTTAGCAAAACAAAACCGAAATGGGAACCATTGTTTGAAGCTGATGCAAGCATGTTAAGTCTTATTGGAGACGGAGCAATTAAACTCAATCAAGCAATTCCTGAGTTCATCAATAAAGATACCATTCGTGATTTAACTGGAATTAAAGGAGCTGAATAATGGAAGATATTTTACCACCTCTTTTAGAAAAAATTAATCAAGACTTTGATGAAAGAGCAGCAAATAGTAAAAAGTTGAAGCGATCGATGGAATTGTTAAAAAATAAAAAAGCAACTTATATTCAAGCAAATGAATTTGGTGTTGAAGTTGGTCAAATTTTATCTGATGTTTTAGAAACTCATGTAACAGTAGATATTTTACCTGACGGAAAAATGTATTTCAACATTGCAGATAGATTGTTCAATTCCATATTGAAGAAAAATTTTGATTTAATTTCAGGTTATTCAACGGATGTTCAAAGTGAACTTAATCAATTAGCTGGATTTAAATTAAAATCACAAGTACCAGAATTAAACCAAGATAGAATTGATGGCATTGTTAACCGTATTTCTAGTGAAGATGATTTTGAAAAAATACTTTGGCTTTTGAAAGAGCCAATAGTAACATTTAGCCAGAGTGTTGTTGATGATACGCTTAAGAAAAATATTGATTTTCAAGCAAAAGCAGGTTTAAAACCCAAAATTGTACGAAAGTTAGTAGGTAAAGCATGCGATTGGTGTAGAAATTTGGCGGGTTCATACGATTATCCTAATGTTCCAAGTGACGTGTATCATCGTCATGAGCGTTGCCGTTGCACAGTAGAATATGATCCTAGAGATATTGATAAAAAGCGTCAGGATGTTTGGTCTAAAAACTGGGTTGACCCAGATAAAGAAGCAAAGATTGCTGAACGTAAAAATTTGAACTTGAAGAAAAGAGGTACGTAGTGGCTGAAATAAAAAAATTTGAAGAACAGAAGCGGAAAGTGGAACGTGGTATTTCTAACGAAGATTTTTTGAAGTCAGTATCTGAGTTTTTTATTGAAGCAGATTGTATCTTAGTAACTGGTCGCTTCCCAAATGGAGATTTGGAAACATTCAATACGCAAAATAATTCCCTTGAAACTCTAGGGCTTATAGAAATTGCCAAGCAGCAAATACTTGAAACAATGAGAGATTAGGGACAGCTCCCAGCGACAGGGTTATCATGCATTTAGATTGAAGGAGGAGTAACATGACTGCTGAAAAAAGATTTGGCAATCAGTATCCTACTCAATCGGTAATACTTCCATTTACTGAAACAAAATATCAAGAAGCTATTGAGATTTACGAAAAATCAAAACATGAGTGTTATCCATGGCAAAAGAACCTTTTGAAAGAGGTTATGGCCATTGATGAAGATGGTTTATGGACACACCAAAAGTTTGGATATTCAATTCCACGGCGGAATGGTAAAACAGAAATTGTATATATCCTTGAATTATGGTCACTTGAACAAGGCTTAAGCATTCTTCATACAGCACACCGAATTAGTACGTCCCACTCTTCTTATGAGAAATTAAAAAAATATCTTGAAGATAGTGGTTATGTTGAAGGAGAAGATTTCAAATCTATCAAAGCTAAAGGGCAAGAAAGATTGGAATTAATTGAGTCTGGTGGAGTAATTCAGTTCAGAACAAGAACATCAAGTGGTGGTCTTGGAGAAGGATTTGACATTTTAGTAATTGATGAAGCTCAGGAATATACTACTGAGCAAGAATCAGCATTGAAATATACTGTTACTGACAGTAATAATCCAATGACTATAATGTGTGGAACACCTCCAACACCAGTATCAAGTGGAACTGTTTTTACAAATTATCGAGATAATACCTTAGCTGGGAAAACAAAGTATTCAGGTTGGGCGGAGTGGTCGGTTGAAGATGTCAAGGACATTCATGATGTCGAAGCCTGGTACAATTCTAATCCATCTATGGGCTATCACTTAAACGAACGTAAAATCGAAGCCGAACTTGGTGAAGATAAGTTGGACCATAATGTTCAACGTCTTGGTTATTGGCCAAAATACAACCAAAAGTCAGTCATTTCAGAGCAAGAATGGAATGCGCTCAAGGTTAATCGTTTGCCAGTTATCAAAGGGAAGCTCTTTGTTGGTATTAAGTATGGGAATGATGGTGCAAATGTTGCAATGAGTATTGCGGTTAAAACATTATCAGGAAAGGTATTTGTTGAAACAATCGATTGTCAGTCCATAAGGAATGGCAACCAATGGATTATCAATTTCTTAAAGAAAGCGGACGTTGAAAAAGTTGTTATTGATGGTCAAAGTGGTCAAAGTATCTTAACGAGTGAAATGAAAGATTTCAAATTAAAAGAACCGATACTACCAACTGTAAAAGAAATTATCAATGCTAATTCCCTATGGGAACAAGGAATTTTTCAAAAAAGCTTTTGCCATTCTGGGCAACCATCACTTTCTACTGTAGTCACTAACTGTGACAAGAGAAATATCGGTACTAGTGGTGGATTTGGATATAAATCACAATTTGATGATATGGATATCAGTTTAATGGACAGTGCGTTGTTGGCGCATTGGGCTTGTAGCAATAACAAGCCGAAGAAAAAACAACAAATACGGTATTAGACGACTTTTTAAGTCGTTTTTTTGTACCAAAAATTACCGAACTGCCGGGCAAGCAGGAGAAAGGATTTGACTATGTCAGAAAACAATTTACCAAAAACACAAGAAGAGTTAAACCAAATCATTGAAACAAGATTGGCACGCCAAAAAGAAACAATTGAAGCTAATTTTGCTGATTATGATGAACTCAAAACTAAAATTGCTGCACTTGAAGCAGATAACACTGCATATCAAGCAACTATTGAAGAATCAAAGTCTTGGGAACAAGAAAAAGCTGATTATGAAAAACAAATCAGTGGTTACAAAACAACTCAACTCAAACAATCTATTGCTATTAAAGCTGGTTTGCCATTAGATTTGGCTGACCGACTTTCAGGCGATGATGAAGAATCACTTAAAGCTGATGCTGAACGTTTCAGCGGATTCATTAAACCACAAACTCCACCTGCACCACTTAAAGATGTTGAACCAAATTTGGGTGACGGAAAAGATGGAGCTTATCGTAAATTAGTCGAAGGACTAAACTTAGAAGGAGAATAACAACATGGTATTGAACAAAGCAAATTTATTTGACCCAGAATTGGTCACAGACCTTATCAACAAAGTTACAGGAAAAAGCTCTATCGCTAGATTGTCAGCGCAACAAGCTATCCCATTTAATGGTGAAAAAGTATTCACATTCACTATGGATTCAGAAATTGATGTAATTGCTGAAAGCGGCAAAAAAACGCATGGTGGAGTGTCTCTTGCACCACAAACAATGGTACCAATCAAAGTTGAATACGGTGCACGTATTTCAGACGAGTTCATGTATGCCTCTGATGAAGAAAAAATTAACATCTTGCAAGCATTTAACGATGGATTTGCTAAAAAAGTTGCTCGTGGTATTGACCTAATGGCATTTCACGGCGTAAACCCACGGCAAGGAACTGCATCTGCTGTTATCGGAACAAACAACTTTGACTCTAAAGTTACTCAAAAGGTATCAGCTCCAAAAGGGATTGCAGACGCCAATGGCGCTATTGAAAGTGCTGTAGAGTTATTGACTGGTGTTGATGCTGATGTTACTGGTATCGCAATTAACCCATCATTCCGTTCGGCTCTTGCTAAACAAAAAGACCAACAAGGAAATGCTCTTTTCCCTGAATTGAAATGGGGAGCAACACCAGATACTATCAACGGGCTTCCAGTAGATGTTAATAAAACGGTCTCAGATATGTCAACAGAAAATGATCGCGCAATCGTCGGAGATTTTGCAAATGGATTCAAATGGGGATATGCGAAAGAAGTGCCACTTGAAGTTATTCAATTTGGTGATCCTGACAATTCAGGGCTTGACTTAAAAGGTTATAACCAAGTTTATATCCGTGCCGAATTATACCTTGGTTGGGGAATTCTTGATGCTACTAAATTTGCCCGTGTAACAGAAGCTGCTGAATAAGGAGGACGTGAATGAGATATTTTAACACATTAACAAAAGCAACAATTGATACAGATTTCAAAATCTCTGGCGGAGATTGGGTACTTGAAAATGAATTGAAAGAAGCTGTTGTAGATATCCAAGCTAATGATGCAGACTCCAAAAAAGCTGAACAAGAGCAAGTTATGGAAGAATCAAATATAGATGGGAACGATGGCAGTGTTACTAAAGCTCAGATCATGCAAGAGTTAGATGCTTTTGGTGTTGAATATGATAAACGTGCAAACAAACAAGTGCTTTATGATTTGATGATGGAGCAAGGAAAGGAGTAATATGAATCCTTTTGCTACAGTTGATGATTTAACGATTCTATGGCGCCCTTTAAAGGAAGATGAAAAAGAACGAGCTGAAAAGTTGCTTGAAATTGTCTCAGATTCCTTACGTGAAGAAGCTGATAAAGTGGGGAGAGCTTTAGATGTAATGATTACTGAAAAACCTCCATATTTTGCAAGTGTTGTAAAGTCAGTTACGGTAGATATTGTTGCTAGAACGCTTATGACATCAACTGATCAAGAACCCATGACTCAGACAACAGAGAGTGCGCTTGGTTACTCTATTTCTGGTTCATATCTTGTACCTGGAGGTGGTTTATTCATAAAAAATTCTGAATTAAGCCGTTTAGGATTAAAAAAACAAAGATTTGGGGTGATTGATTTTTATGGGAATGATTAAGGGAATTGCTGTAACTTTGATTGACAATGTAGAAACAGGGAAAGACCCTTTTGGAAACCCAATTTATGAAGATAAGGAAATCGAGGTCAATAACGTCTTGGTTTCCCCAACCTCATCGGATGATATTGTTAATCAGCTTACTTTGACAGGAAAAAAAGCAATCTATACTCTAGCTATTCCAAAAAAGGATACTCATGATTGGGAAAATAAAAAAGTTAGATTCTTTGGTAAAACGTGGCGGACTTTTGGAGAACCACTTGAAGGAATCGAGGAACTTATTCCATTAGATTGGAACAAGAAAGTGACGGTGGAACATTATGGCTAAAAATCTATTCAAATTAAATCGTAGTGGAGTTGCTAGTATGATGAAATCACCAGAAATGCAAGCAATTCTTAAAGAAAAAGCATCTGCTGTTAAACAGCGTTGTGGACCAGGTTATGGTCAAGATATGCATATTGGTAAAAATCGTGCTAATGCGATGGTATTTGCCGAAACTTATCAAGCAAAGCGTGACAACATGAAAAACAATACAATTTTAAAGGCGGTGCGTTAAATGATTGAGATTATTATTAAAAATTTTCTTGATACTCATTTATCGGTATCGTCTTTTTTGGAGAAAAAAGGAGAGATGCCATTAAGCTATGTTTTGTTTGAAAAAACAGGTAGTAGCAAGAGCAATCACCTTTTATCTTCAACATTTGCGTTTCAGAGCTATGCTCCTTCTATGTATGAAGCAGCAAAGCTAAATGAAGAATTGAAAGAAGTTGTAGAACGGCTAATTGAACTAAATGAAATTAGTGATGTATCACTGAACAGTGATTACAACTTTACTGACACAGAAACTAAAGAATACCGCTATCAAGCGGTATTTGATATTAATCATTATTAGGAGGATTAAAATGGCACAAGTAGAAAATGTAACTACTGCAAAGCCCAAAATTGATGGTGCTATTTACTCAGCGCCAAAAGGTACAGCTTTACCAACTGATGCAAAAACAGCACTAAATGCTGCTTTTAAACCGTTGGGATATATTTCAGAAGATGGATTAAAAAATAAAAACTCACCAAAATCTGATAGTATCAAAGCTTGGGGTGGCGATACGGTTGCTACAGTGCAAACTGAAAAAGAAGATACATTTAGCTATACGCTGATTGAAGCTTTGAATGTTGAAGTGCTTAAAGAAGTATACGGGGCTGACAATGTAACCGGAACCCTTCAAACTGGAATTACGGTCAAGGCTAATTCAAAAGAACTTATTGAGCATCCAGTTGTCATTGATATGACAGTACGTGATGGAGTATTTAAGCGAATTGTAATTCCACAGGGGAAAGTATCTGAAATTGGAGATATTTCTTATACAGATTCTGATGCTGTTGGCTTTGAACTAACATTATCAGCGCTACCTGATACAACAGGTAACACTCACTACGATTATACAATTGATCCAAACGGAACACCCAGCTAAGCCCCAGAATGTCACTGGGGTGATTAATGGCGATGGTTCTATTACTGTAAATTGGGACAAAGTAGAAGGAGCGCTCTCATATCTCACACATTATGGAGATGCTAACAAAGAAGCGCCTTCAGAGCTTAAATATATGGGTTATTCTGAGATGAACTCATGGACACTTGCGGCTGAAAATGTACCAGAACTTCAAACAGGAGAGTTTATTACTATAACGGTTCAAACGTACAATGTAAAAGCACCTGGTGACATTGGCACAGAAGTAGAAAAAGCAGCTTATCTTCATGATGGGCCATTCACTGGTTCTGCATGGAGTACAGCAATAACTCTAACTAAGGAATAAGAGGAGACTTATGTTAAAAGGAACAACAAAAAAAGGGTTTCGCTATGAAATTGCGGATGAACGATTAAATAACTTTGAATTACTCGAAGTTTTGGCAGAAGTTGATGAAAATCCCCTATTGATGCCAAAATTACTTACATTGTTATTGGGAGATCGTCAAGCTAAAAATTTGAAAAACTTTTTGCGTAATAAAGATGGTTTTGTATCCGTTGATCAAATTAGTGATACAATTGCTGAAATTTTTGATAAGCAGCAAAAAGTAAAAAACTAATTACCCTCGCTAGAATGATTAAGTTTGACGAGCTTTCATTAATGTGCGATCTTGCAGAAACTTATCATATCTATGACTATAAACAGCTATCACCTCAACAGATAGCTGTTTTTTCTATAGGTTTAAGAGAAAACTCAAGAATCAAAATGAAGATGTTTAATCAATCTGTTCCGCTTGAAACAATGCTTTTAGCAGGGATTCAAGACAAATTAAACATTTCTTTATGGTTCAAGACTAAGGATGGCCAAAAAGGTAAAAATAAACCAAAAATGATTGTAGATATCCTTAATAAACCAGTAGAAAAACCAAAAAGAAAAATTCAATTTAATTCTGGCGAGGAATTTGAAAAATATCGTCAGCAACTCTTTGGAAATGGAGGTGAAAATTAGTGGCTACAGAATTAGGGCAAGCCTATGTACAGATTATGCCTTCAGCACGAGGTATATCTGGTTCAATGTCAAAACAACTTGATCCAGAAGCTGATTCAGCAGGTAGAAGTGCAGGTTTAAAAATTGGCACAGCATTAAAGGTAGCAGCTATAGCAGGTGTTGTTGCAACAGGGGCAGCACTTGGTAAATTAATTTCATCTTCATTGTCTGAAGGTGCTGATCTTCAACAATCACTCGGTGGTGTTGAAACGCTGTTCAAAGAAAATGCGGATAAGGTAAAAAAATACGCTGCAGATGGTTATAAAACTGCAGGTTTATCTGCAAATGCTTATATGGAAACTGTAACAGGTTTCTCAGCATCAATGATTAAATCATTGAATGGAGACACTAAAAAAGCAGCTGATTTATCTAATCAAGCTATTGTAGATATGTCTGATAACGCAAATAAGATGGGTACAAATATTGGAGATATCCAAAATGCCTATCAAGGTTTTGCAAAACAGAACTATACAATGCTTGATAACTTGAAGCTGGGCTATGGTGGTACAAAAGAAGAAATGCAACGTCTTTTGACAGATGCGCAAAAGCTTACTGGACAAAAGTATGACATTTCAAACTTTGCGGACATTACAGAAGCTATTCATGCTATCCAAACTGAGATGGATATCACAGGAACAACTGCAAAAGAAGCGGCAACTACTTTCAGTGGGTCATTTGATTCCATGAAAGCTGCACTATCCAATGTACTGGGTAATATGTCACTGGGTAGAGATTTACAAGGCCCATTAAATGCTTTAGTTACAACAAGCTCAACTTTCTTGTTTGATAACTTTATCCCTATGGTAGGGAATATCTTTAAAGCTTTACCTGGAGCGCTGAGTACTTTAGCAAGTGCAGCTGGAAAAGCACTCTCAGAAAAATTGGGGCTTGGTATTGGTCCAGGCCTTAATAAAACAATGGCTAGTATTCAAAAATCTCTTGCACCGCTAAGTGGTATTTTACAAGGAGCTTTCAAAGGTATTGGCCCAATGATGCAAGGAGTTATATCAAGTCTAACTCCCTTTGGAAATGTTCTTGCAAATACTTTGTCAACTATTCCAAAGCTTTTCAGTAATATCATTACAAGCTTAACTCCTGTAATGAGTTCTTTAGGAACAGCATTCCAACAAATACCTACACTTTTGACAACTGTTGTTGGTGCAATAGGTCCAATAATATCTAAAATTGGAACTGCCTTTACTCAACTTGATTTTAGTGGTGTCCAATCACTTATCACTGCAATTCTACCAGCACTTCAAAATGGCTTTGCAACTGTAATGGCTATTGTTGGTCCAGCACTTGATACTCTGATTAGTTCATTTGTCAAGATGTGGAATGCCATCCAACCGCTTGCAACTGTATTAGCTGGTGCTCTTATGCCAGCACTACAAGTATTAGGCTCTTTTGTTGGTGGGGTGCTTAAAGGAGCATTGCTTGCACTGTCTGCAACCTTTGATACGATTCGTGTTGTTGTTGGTTTTTTAACTCCAATCATACAAGTAGTAGTCAATGTATTTAAACAATTTGCACCAGTACTTTCAACAGTTGCACAATGGGTAGGTATGGCTATTGGATTCTTTGCAAATCTAGGTGCAGCAGGAACATCGCTCAAAGCATTAATTACTAGTGCATGGACCAACATACGCTCAATAATTTCAACAGTTGTTGGTAGTATTGGTTCTGTTATTAATACTGCAAAAAGTGTGTTCAGTAGCTTTGGTTCTGCAGGTAATGCGTTAAAAAACATTATTTCTAATGCATGGAACGCTATGCGCTCTGTTGTTTCAGCTGTCGGAGGTTCTATCAGTTCGACTGTAAACAGTATCCGTTCATTCTTTAGTGGATTAGGCGGATCTGGTAACTCAATGAAATCGGTTGTTTCTGGAGCATTTAACGCAATGCGAGCTGCAATTTCAGGAGCAGCATCAGGTATATCAGGGATAATTGGTGGCATTAGGAATGCATTTTCTAGTCTAGGAAATATTGACTTGGTTGGAGCAGGACGTGCGGTCATCGATGGTTTCATTGGTGGATTGAAAAGTGCTTGGGAAGCAGGTAAGAATTTTGTAGGGGGAATTGCGGACTGGATCAAGAAGAATAAAGGACCAATTTCTTATGACAAAAAAATACTTATTCCAGCAGGTAAGGCTATCATGGGTGGATTTAATGATAGCTTGGTGGACCACTTTAAGACTGTACAGAAAAATGTTTCTGGAATGGCTCAAAAAGTACAAACTGTATTTACAGATGGTATTGATACAAGGCTTTTACAAGACGATGTTTGGCAAGATACATTCAATGTTGGAAGTGGTGCTAATATTGTAGCAGCACAGAAAGTTGTAGGAAGTATTCCAATTGAGAAAGCAGGGCCAGAACAAGGAAAAACTGAAATACATGCACCAATGACCGTTGTTGTCCGTGAAAATCCATCAGAACGTGAAATTGTTCGTCAGCAACAATTACAATGGCAACAAGCTGCATATGATTTTTAGAAAGGAAAGATTATGGCCAAACTTCCGAATGTGGAAATATATTATAAAAATACTTTAGATCAAGAAATAAAAATGGACCGTTTTGGTCCTTTTTATCTGACAAGTTATGAGGGGTTTGGATCACCCGAAAATGAAATAAGCTCACAGAAAATATTTGGTAAAAGCGGTCAAAGAAAAACTTCTAGTTCCCTTGCTTACCGGGATATGTCTGTAGGTCTTGCAATCAAAGAAGAAAGTTTTGAATCATTAAAAGATAAAGAACATCAAGTCATGGCAATTATTAACCCAGAACTTGCAGGTACTTTATTTATTCGAATTGATGAAAATTTATACAGCATAGATGCTGAAGCTATAAAAGGTTATGAAGGTAGTAAGAATAGTAGTGCTTCAACATCCGAATCTATCATGCAATTTAGAGCATTAGATCCAGAATGGCGTGATGAAAATGTTAGAAACAAATCAATACCGCTATCAACAAATGATAATAAGCTTAAATTCCCATTATCAATCACTCCTGATTTTGCTTTTGCAACTATTGCACCAGGACAAATTGTAAAAATTATGAATAAAGGGGATTTTGTTGTTGGTTTTGAATTAAATATTCAATGTAATGCGGAAGTCACTAACCCTCGAATTTATAATGTAGTTACGCAAGAATTCTTTGGTTGGACAGGTACTTTTGATGCTGGAACAGTAATCTATTTGTCCACAATTCATGGAAAAAAGAAAACATGGTATCAAGATGATACTGATCCAGAAGCAACAAATGCAATGGGAACTCGGATGGCTGGTTCATCTTTCTTTGGATTAGATAATATTGAAGCTAACAACCTTGTAGTACAAGCTGATAAAGGTGAGGAAAATATTCTTGCGACTATTTCCTTCACTCCATTGATAATTGGGGTGTAGTTATGGATATTGAAGTATTTAAACGTGTAGGAACAAGCGGATTTAATTTTGAATCAGCTGGTATTATAGATACTTTTGATTCGGTGACTGTCAACTGGAGATATTATACATATTCTCAGTTTTCTCTAAAAATATTACTTGAAGATATTCAAAAATTAAGCAAATCCAATGATGATGAAGCGATAGAAAAAATAAATACAATTACATCGCTTTATACTGTAGACAATATATTAAACATTAACGATGTTTATTTCTATATTGATCGAGTCACTTGTGATGATTCTACAAAGGGGAGTTTAGTTGTTTCTGGAAAGTCTTTAAGAGCGAAGGCTTTAAAGCGAATTGTATATCGTATATATCATCAAACAAAGAAACCAGAGCAAATTATTTATGACCACCTTAACAACGAGGTAGTAAATCCAAGCCAAGCGAATCGCAAAATACAATATCTTTCAATTGCAGCACCAGCTGCACTTTCAACAACAAATGTTGACTATCAAAACTCTTATGGAGTGGTATCTGATGAAGTAGATAATCTTTGCTCTACTTATGACATTGGGATTAGAGAAGTAGGTACAAATTTACAAACACCCCATAATAAGCTTGAGATTGTAAAGGGCCGTGATTTATCGGACATTGTTGAATTTAATGTTGACTTTGACAATTTGCTTTCAGAAAGTTATGAGTCCTCTAATTTTGATGAGGCTACAATGGCATGGGTGTTTGGAGAAGGAGAAGGAACTGCACGTATCAATGTCAAATTGAATGATACTCTTTCAGGATTAGAAAGAGAAGAAATTTATGTTGATGCACGAGATATCCAAAAACAAACTCAAGATGGTAATGGTAAAGATATTACTTTAACAGATGCACAGTATAAAGCAGCATTAACAAGTCGAGGTATTTCTAAGTTAGCAGAACAAGAAGCTGTTTTGACATTAAATGGGGATATAGATTTGGAAACGGAACTATTTGTATATGGCAAAGATTATCAATTGGGTGATCGTGTACGCTTTACAAGTAAACTTTTCAACGTAACAAAAACATCTGTCTTGGCAGGTATTGACGAAACATGGGATGAGACAGGACATCACATGTCGCCATTGTGGGATAAAGAAAGCCCAACTGTCTTTGATATTATAAGAAGGAGATTAAACAAATGACACAACATAGTTTTCCGTGGAATGACGTCAACGGAGACCGACTTTATGATGCTGATGATTTTATGAGATTTTTTGCAGCATTCCTTAAAACAGGGGTTGTCATGTCATTCAAGGATGGTTTGCGTGTACGATCTGCACAGAATGGTATGAACATCCAAGTTGGGGGAGGTTCTGGCGTTATTGATGGTGGATCATATATGAATGATGAAACTATTGCCATACAGATAAATGTAGCTTCATCTGTACAAGATCGTACAGATTCTGTTGTTTTACGTATGGATAAGAATGCTCGAGATACATATCTTTATTATAAACCGGGTGATACAACAGTAGTTCGTAACGATATTATATTTGAACTTCAACTTGCAAAAATATCAGTAAAAATGAATACAGCTCAAATTACTGATGCGGATATTACAGATATGCGTAGTGATCCAACAGTTTGTGGGTGGTCTACTCCATTTGACAATATCAATGTGGATGGGATTGTGGATCAGTACAAGGGAATATTTGCACAAGCTGATGTAGAGTTTCAAGCATGGTTTCAAAACTTAAAAGACCAGCTGGATGATAACCAAGCTGCTAATCTTCAAAATCAGATTAATGTATTAAAGTCTGATAAGGCAGATAGAAATGAAGTGGTTCATTTAACTGGTGATGAAGATATTTCAGGACACAAGAATTTTACAGAAGGATTAAGTGTGTCTAATAATTCTGTTTATGGTGTAAGTATGAATAACGGGTGGTATGAGGAAAGGTTAGGCGATAATTATTATCGATGGACTCAAATATTCACGGTGGGTGCTAACATTGCAGCAGCTACTGGTTCTCTTTATAATTCCGATACTTTAACTATACCTGCAGCACCGACAGGAGCAGTTAATACAAATCGAACAGTTACAATATCAGTAGCTCCTTGGCCTTGTTGGACAGGATATTTTGCGACTGCAGGTGGTTTTCGCTTGTTCTCTACAGCCGTTCGTTCTTGGGGAAATGTAACACTCGAAGCAGTGCTTTATGGTTCTAAAAGTTAATGAAAAGGGGAAAATAATAATTGGATGAACAAACGTTGCGAGAAATTCTTGAGCGTACAACTCGAATTGAAACTAAATTAGACAATTATGAGTCAGTTAGGGATAAAGCTGATAAGGCTTATTCTTTGGCTATAAACAACGCTAAAGATATTGCAAAGATAGAAGCTACAAACAAATGGTCGTGGGGATTTATGATAACCATTGCTATTTCCTGTGTTGGCTATTTAATATCAAAATTATAGGAGGAAAAATAATGTTTACAAAAACATTTTTGAAAGATACTGCAGAACGTGCGATAAAAACATTTGCACAATCAATGGCAGCAGTTTTGACTGCTGGAGTTACTGGTGTGCTTGATGTAGATTGGATGAACGCTTTGAGTGTTTCTCTGCTAGCTACTTTGGTATCTGTTTTAACATCAGTTGGAAGCGGGTATGTCGGTGATGATTCAGCAAGTGCTGTTAATTTAAATAAGGAGGATTAGCATGTACAATGTAACAGCAACCTTAGGACCACTTGTTGGCAAGCAGGTTGGATATTCTAGTAGTGCAGGACAATGTGGGGCTCTTGCCTCTTATTGGCTGTCTGTCCTTACAGATAAGGTTTATCAGTTTGCTTATGGCATGGCTGGAATTAATGCTAAATGGGTGCCAGACTCGGACTGTAATACCGCATGGAACGTATATACGCAAACTAACTGGTCAGCTATAGGATTTGAAAAAATTAACAATCCAAGCTTTAGTCAGCTTAAAGCAGGAGACATCTTCTTTATTGCAGCTTCACCATCTCTTCCTACAGGTCACGTTGGGATTGTGGCAAGCGTAGCAAATGGAAATATCACAACCTACGAACAAAATATTGATGGAATCATGTATGTGCAAGAACTACCTGATCGCAATAGTTGGTCCATTTATGGTGGATTTAGTGGAGTGGTACGTAAGAAAGAAGAAAAGCCATCTACAGACGGTGGCACAAACAATAATATTCAATTAGGAGGACTTCAAATGTTTATTCAATATCCAGACGGCAAACAGTATGTCATTAGCTCAACAGGCAAAAATTATATCGAGACGAGCGAACAATCAAAAATAATGACACAATTCTTTGGGAAACCGAAAATTGTTGGTAAAGATGTCAATCAGCGAGAGATTGATCAAGTACTTGAAGCTTTGACAGGTGGAACAAAATAAAAAGAATGCTCGGTCGCTTGACCGGGCTTTTTATTTTGTCTAGAGATTGAATAGTGATATAATACAAGTACCAAAAGAAGAAGCTTGCTTCTAACTTTGTTTTTCTTAGCTCCTGGTGTCGCGACTGGGAGTTTTTTTTGTTATAATATAAAAGGCAATAAAAATAAATTTTTGATTTATTATTTTTTCTATTTATCACGCCTTGCCAGCGTGTTTTTTTGTTAGATATTCACTTTTAAATATGCTATAGTTAACTTGTGTCTCCTTGGCATCAAAGACAGATTCTTCGTGTGTGAATTTCTTCAAAAGTTAGTTGAGTTTCTAACTGTTGGCATTTAATTCATGAACGAAGTTTTTTGTGTCAATTTGACAAAAACAAATAAGCATGATACTATGTACTAAGTAAGTTTAGTTAAAGTTATATATTTTAAATATGTCCTTTCACCATAATGATTTACAATCTAGTTGAAGGGAAATATATATACTATGAAAAACGGAACAGTAAAATGGTTTAACGACTCTAAAGGTTTTGGCTTTATCACTGCAGAAGATGGGACAGATGTGTTTGCACACTTCTCAGAAATTCAAAGCAGTGGCTTCAAAAAACTTGAAGAAGGCGAAAAAGTAACTTTTGATATTGCGGAAGGCCAACGAGGCGCTCAAGCATCAAATATTTACCACGCATAATTAAAATCACTCTTAGGAGTGTTTTTTTGTATCATTATGTTATTGGACATATTAGTGTTATAGTAAGAGTGTTCGTAGGCTACTTCACTTCGACGAAGTTAGACCTCAAATACGGACTCTAGTTATGACGAGTAATTATAACTAGGCTATTCATCAGGAAGGCACTTTTGCATATGGGGTGTCTTTTTGTATGGTTCGATACTTTTATACTATTATGTTATACTGAGCTTGTTCTAGTAAGCTAGATTTTTTCTAATGCTGAAAAGGTGCCTATATTAATGAGCGCCTTTTTTATATTGTTAGCTATTGTAAGGTTATTCTGTTATACTGACTGTGTCAGGCGGCCATACACCCCTTAAATTTGAAAATGTTTTTGATCAATGTTTACGCCTGGCATAACTTCTTGTCGTGCATTCATGTATTTCAAGAAGTTTTTTTGATATAATACTAATGTATCAAGCTCGTATAAACCAATCTTATGCGCTTTATAAGAAACAGAGTTTGATATAGCTCCCTTTTCAGGTTGGGGGAGTTTTTTTGTACAAAAAAAGAGCTTTACAGCTCTCAAGTATATTAGGGTTACCACTCTTCATCGTAAGATTCACGATAACGCTCATCTAGTGAATCTTTAATAAGTTGTTCTTCAGTGAACTTCTTTAAAGCTTCAGTCAGCTCACCAGTAGCAAAAGCGCCCCATTTCATCATTCCTCTATCATGGTAATTACGAATAGATTCATAGGGACTATAAGAACGATCAACCATAGCTTACTCCTTTTCACGGACTATTGATATATTAGATATTATACATAAAAATAACACCTAAATCAATGAAAAAAATTGAATAAATCAATATTTTTTCTTTTTTTATATAAGGATTCAAGAAAAGTATTTTGCCCCTTTTATGCCCCTTTTTATAAAATGAGCTCTAAGATAGTTGATATATATAAAATAGTTATTAATTATAACACAATAAATAGAAAACAAATTGACTCAAATAGTCTAAAATGATAAAATTTTTGCTTGTTTTTTGTTACAATAGTAAGATATGAGTTTTTACCAGTAAAGGAGAGCAGCGACATGGTATATTTACTTATTTTGAGTGCTGCTGTGACCTTATATTTTGCTTTGGGCTAAGTTAGAGCTACACTCAAAGGTTGGGTTATTCCCAATAAAATAACTTGGTTCCTTTGGGCCTTGGCACCCATGATTGCCTTTTTTGCTACGTTTTCTTCTTCGGGGTTTAGCCTCGGGCAAATTCCTATTTTCATGGCTGGTTTTACGCCTTTACTTGTTTTTGTCGCCTCCTTTATAAATAAGCAATCCTTTTGGAAAATCACCCTTTTTGATTTGTCCTGTGGAATAGTGTCACTGGTCACCTTAGTCATCTGGTATTTGACACAAAATTCTGATTTGGCAATTTTATTGGCTATTGTGAGTGATGCTTTAGCAGCTTTGCCCACCTTGATTAAAGCTTGGAGATATCCTGAAACAGAAAGTATTAAGCCTTTTGCTGCTGGAATATTGACAACGGGAATTGCCCTTCCTGCTACAAGCACTTGGGATTTTGCACATCTTGCTTTCCCCGTTTACCTTTTCCTGCTAAATATCTTAATGACAGTGATTTTAAAAATGAAAGATAAGTCCATAAAAAAGAGCATTGAGTGAAAACCTGTAAAAATCATAAAACAAATAATGAAGAGGAAATAAAGTGAAGAAGAACGAAACAAAAGCAGCTTATGTACATATCCCTTTTTGCTCACATATTTGTTACTATTGTGATTTTGCTAAAGTTTTGATGACGGGACAACCGGTTGAAGCCTATATTGATGAACTGCTCAAAGAATATGATAGCTATGGCATTAGTAGTTTACAAACTCTCTATATTGGAGGGGGAACACCGAGTGTTTTACCTGCAGAACAGCTTGAAAAATTACTTACACATCTGACGAAAAATCTTGATTTAGAAGAACTTGAAGAGTTCACAGTGGAAGCAAACCCCTCTGATTTGACAGATGAAGTCCTTACTGTTTTAGCGCAGTCACCTGTGAACCGTATCTCACTTGGTGTACAATCGTTTGATGATAAACTCTTGAAAAAAATTGGCCGAACACATACTGAAGCACAAGTCTACTCTTCCATAGAAAGACTACGTGCAGCGGGATTTGAAAATATCACGATAGATTTAATTTATGGCTTACCGAACCAAACAATGGAAATGGTTGAGCGGGATGTGCAAAAATTCTTGGAATTGGACCTTCCCCATGTTGCCTTGTATAGTTTGATTCTCGAGGATCATACAGTATTTATGAATCGTCAACGTCGTGGGCGTCTCCGATTGCCATCTGATGATCGTAATGCGGATATGTATGAGTATATTATTGAAACGCTGACCGCTAAAGGCTACTCGCATTATGAAGTTTCGAACTTTGGAAAAATCGGCTATGAAAGTAAACACAATATGACCTATTGGGACAATGCGGAATATTATGGCATTGGAGCGGGCGCTTCAGGCTATCTTGAAGGCATTCGTTATAAAAATCATGGACCTGTTCATCATTATTTACGTGAAGAAAATAAGCGCGTAAATGAAGAAGTATTGACAAGAAAACAAAGGATTGAGGAGGAGATGTTTCTAGGCTTACGCAAAAAAAATGGCGTATCTATTGAACGTTTCCATAAAAAATTTGGTCAACCACTTGAAGAAATTTACGGCACAATTATTGAAGAATTGACATTTCAAAAGATGTTATTTGAAGCGGATGGACGTATTCGGATGACGGAAAAAGGATTTGAATTAGGAAATGAAGTTTTTGAACGATTTTTGTTAGATTAAGTATGCATATCTGAAAAATATTGTCCTAATCTATGTTACAATAGTGTGAATGAAGAGTGAAAATAGTAATATGAGAAAAAAGCTTACCCCTCTGGCAACCATGATTGTTGCTGGAATTTTTACTGCTCTGGTCTTTGCTTTTGGTAATCTAAGATACCAGGTTCCCGAAATGGCGGCGACACATGAAAAAGAAGAAACTGTAGTTGTAAATAAATCATTAAGCAATGAAGATGTTGACTTGAACCGTTTTGTAGTAGATATCTCTGCATGGCAACGACCGGAAGATATTGATTACAATTTAATGAGTCAAGAAGTTATTGGGGCTGTTGTACGTGTACAGACAGGAAAGTCAAGTAAGGACAATGCAGCGGCTTACAAAAGCGGTGAAGATCGTCAATTCAAGACGCACATGAGCGAATTGCAAAAGCGGGGGGTTCCTGTTGCTGTATATGCCTATGTCAATGGTAAAAATGTTGAAGAAATGAAAGAACAGGCACGTCTCTTTTATGAACGGGCTCATCCTTTTAAACCCACGTATTATTGGCTCGATATTGAAGAAGTCACCATGGATAATATGAGTGAAGGTGTGGATGCTTTCCGTGAGGAGCTTAAGAGTCTAGGTGCCAAGAATATTGGTATCTACGCGCAAGATTGGTTCTTGACTGATCATAAGATTGATTCTAGCCATTTTAGTTCAATTTGGATGGCTGATTACGGTCGAAATACTGGAATGTGGGATACATCTCCTAAAACAGATTTGAACTATGATATGCACCAGTTCACAGACCGCGGTCAATTGTCGAGTTATGGAGGACATTTGGATTTAAACATGATTCGTACACAAGAACAGTACGATAAACTTTTTAGAAATCCCTAAGCTAATAAAGGGAAAAAGCAGTAGACGAAAGTCTATTTTCTTTATGTTGTTTTTGAGACAAGAAGAAATAAAAAAATGAACGAGCAATAAGATAAAATCAGGAGCGAAGATGGCAAAGAAAAAACAAACAGGTTTGAAAGCAGGAGCAGGGATTCTAGGAACAGTTGTTGTTCTTGGTTTAGGATTTCTAAAGTCAAATCCCGAAATACTGTCGACAGTTACAGGTTCCTCATCACTGAATCAGCCAGCGCAAAGCCAGCAGCTTAAAAATTTTAGCAAGGTAGACTATGGCAGCGTCAAGGACAAAGTGCCAACACAATCTTTAGCACAATCGGTTCTGACACCTTCAATAAAAAAGAATCTGAAAGATTCAGTGACTTACAATGGAACAGGTGCCTTTATTGTCAATGACAACAAAACAGGATTGGACGCAAAAGTGAACAGTGCACCTTATGTCCAACTGGCAAAGCAAGATGCTTTAGGGCGTCCCAAACTTGCCAATGCGCTTCTCAACAAGACGAGTCGTCAGTACAAAAACCGTTCCGAAACAACGGGTGCAGATGGGAAGTCTAACAGTGCAAAAATCAATCCTGTGGGCTGGAAACAACTCATGATTCCTTCGGGGTCATACAGCACACTCTATAACCGAGGGCATTCGATTGGCTACGCGTTAGCTGGAAATATTAAAGACTTTGATGCCTCTGAAGCCAACCCACAAAACATCAGTACACAAACCGCTTGGGCTAATCAGGCAAGTAATGGCAACGAGGAAAATACTGGGCAAAATTATTATGAAGGCTTAGTGCGTAAAGCGCTGGATAAGAATAAAACAGTCCGTTATCGTGTAGAACCTTTGTATGATGGGGAAGATCTCGTGCCATCAGGGACGCACATGGAAGCCAAATCGAAAGATGGAAGCTTAGAGTTTAATGTTTTCATTCCCAATGTGCAGCCCGGCATTCAAATTGATTATGCTTCAGGCAAGGCCATGATCTTACAGTAGGAGAGCACAGATTCGTGTTTGAAAAAATAAAAAATGTAGAAACAGTGGTTTTGTTTCTACATTTTTTATGTCTTTTGGAAAGAAAGGCTAAATCTTATCGTATTGGTCTAAACCATAGCTCTCAATCATCTGAATGAGCTTCTCCGTATAAGCTGGGTCAGTTGCATAACCAGAGGTTTGTACAGCTTTAGCAGCTTCTTTATAGTTTTTCGCGGCTAAAACGCTTGCATATTGCTTAGGGTTCCATGTTGTTCCCTTAGTAAAGAGATAGGCATGTCCTTCGACAGATTCTTTCCAGCCATCGTAAACGCGAAACTGTGCTTTCACAGTCACCCATTTATCATTTTCAAATTCTTTGGTTTCTAAAGTTACTGTTGGAACATTTCCGTAAGCTTTGATACCAAAAAGATTGTAATATTTTGCTGCAAGTCCGCTTTGTCCAAAGTTACTTTCTAAGGCAGCTTGAGCTAAAGTCAGAGAAGCAAGCACGTGGTACTTTTCTTGTGATTCTTGCGCATATGGTGCTATAGTACGAATGAAGTTGTATTCTGTAATTGTTTCAACTTGATTGGCAAGCTCAGTGTCATTGCGATTATCACTGGTTTGTATCACTCTAAAATTCAAGAGGTTGGCTGCAACAAAGAGAAAAATCAAAAGCTGTATAAGAATGCGAAAGAAACTTCGGATTTTAGAAGTCGCCTTTCGGCGCTTTTTATCATATGTCATGTCACTAGTATAACAAAAAAGTTTCAATTTGTGGATAGGTGCAACACTTGTTATGCCAGAAAAATAGGAGAGCAGCTCCGCTTTTGAACATAAATAAAAAAGTTTCCACTTTTTTGGAAACTTTTTATTTCTTACTTTCTATTTCGCTCTTTAATTGCTTGAGTACCAAACTGAGGTAGACGAAGGACGGACAGACGTTGTAAAAGTTCTTGGCGATAATCCGCACGACCAACAAGCAAAGTGACTTTACTGAAGAGATAGCAAGACAATAATGTCACGGCAAAGTTTGGCAGGGTAAGATAGGTGAGAAGAGAAAGACTTAAGACAATGACATCCCCACCAAATAAAACTTTGTCCACTTTGAAGCTCCATTTTTCTTCTAGAATTCGTCCTAGAAGCAAGGTTCCCCCGAAAGTTCCTTCAGAGATAATGACTAAGCCAGCAGCTGTTCCTGAGAGAATTCCGTCAAAAATACCAGCGAAGACAATATTAGAAAACTGAATCCCGGTAATTCCGATTGCTTCATAAATTATCATCCAGATACTCATAGCGGCTGCACCAGGAATACTGAGAAGAAGCTCACGTGAAGACAAGTATTTACGCCCAAAAGTAAATAGAGGCACATTAACGAGGAAGAAAGTTAAAGCTGGATTAACACCAAAGACGAAGTCCATCAATACAGAAAATCCAGCAACTCCATTACTGGCTAGTCGGTTAGGGATGACGAAAAGTTGCACAGATAGGACATAGAGTCCTACGCCAATAAGTAGTATCAGTAAATCCCGCATAAAATATTTGTCTATTTTTACGCCTAAAAGTGTCAT